AATACTGAATTAATAAGTGCTACTGTCGGTTTGTGTGTTGAATCAATATTAGCAAGTCTGCCAACTGATTTTGTATCATAAACCGCTAATCCGGGTTGCCAAGTGAAATCGGTTACATAACCAACAAAGTCGTTGCTGTCTGCATCTGCGACAAGTTGCAATCCTAAATCGGTTGTTCTTATTCCGTAACCATTTGCAAGTGGCATTTCAACGCCCTGTATTTTACCTTCCTTTGTGTTCACTGCTGTAAAACTCCAGAAATACATTGAGGTCTGAACATTCGCACTTGAACCTGTTGAACTTACGCAAGTTCCTGCGATTGAAGGTAATATCCTTTTTATTCCGTCAAATTCATTTAAGACAGAAGTTGAATCACCATAGTAACAGTTTTCATTGTAAGCATTTGCCAATGCTCCTGCAAAAGCAATATCTTCAATCGCCCTGAAAGCATTTACACCATCTTTATATGCTTCTGCTAAAAGTCTGTCAACTTTTGAAAGTCCTTTTAATATTTTTGTTTCAACTACTATTTGTTCAATTCTTGATTTGCTTGAAGCAATCCCTTGATTGAATCCTGTAAAGCCAACTGTCGGAAGTCCTACTCTGCGTTGATACTTATACATTGCACCTGTTATCGGTTTTGTTGGTATCATTGCAAGTAAGGGATTTGATTGTATCATACTTTCCACAATCCCGACTGTCGCATCATTACCGCTTCGTTTTGCTACGTCTAATAATGTTAGATTTGCCATTTAATAAAACCTTTCGTTTAATTTTTATTTATACATTTTTGCTACCCTTTCCTCTACCGTTAAATTACCGTTTCCACCAGCCCCTCCAGGCTTGAATTTATCTGTATCGGTTTGAGTTTTTTTAATTTTACTTACTAAATCCTCCAATTCAGTAAGTTCTAACTTATCCATATAATCTTTGTATTCATCACCGAGTTGCTCTTTTACTTGTTTACGCTTTTCCTTTATTTGTTTTTCATACGCTTTTGCTTTTTCTTCAAAATCGGATTTTTCCTTCGTTAGTTTTTCAATTTCTGCCTGTCGTTGTTCCGCAAGAGTTTTGAACTCGCCTTTTGCTATTGCATCGGCATCTTCTTTTTCTTTAAGTTTAGATTTGAGTTCATCTCTTTCCTTGAAAGCAGTGTTTTTAATTCCTTCAAGTTCTTTAATCCGTTTTTGAAGTTCGGCAGAGTTTCCACTCGTTGCCGTTGCACTATCCAGTGCCGTCTGAAGTTCGTTAATTTTATTCGTTAACTCCTCAATTTTTACAGCGTCCGCTGTTTTTTCTTCGCTCATTGTTTTATATTATATTTTATAAATTAAAAAATTTATCTGTATATTCTGAAAATTTTGTAAAGTCATCAAATATCTTTGTGTAATTGTTATATTCATAATTATTACCTTCTTTTTCTGTCTCAATATTAAATGAACTTATTATTTTCCCGTCAACTTTTTCAAGTCTTACGCTTCTTTTTTCCTTACCCTTTTCTTCATCTTTTTTTATTTTTTCTTTTATGTTTTCCATTAAGTTAACACTCCTTTCGGTTGATGTGTTGCTTGATATAAATTCATTTGTGTTTGTTGCAGTTGTAATTGAACATTCTGCAAATCCCTGTCAATATTTCTTAATATCTGTATGAGAAATTTAATCTTTTGTTTGTTGTCGCAATCATAACTTAATATTTCTTTTGCTAATAACTTGTCATTATCAACTGAAATATTGCCTTCGTATTTCTCATATATCAGTTTCAGTTCCGTCTGCACCTGTTCCACTGGTTTGTATTTCGCTTGTTGTTCCATATTTTTTGTTTTGTTCCTGGATATTTATTAATAATTTTTCTGCCTGTTCAATTGTTAAATCGGGATTGTGATATATTAAATAATCAACCTTGCTTTTTAATCCGTTCTTAAATTCAAAGTCCCATTGCATAATTTCATCTTTCTTTTGCATTGTTTGGACTGGTTCGATTATATCAATATTGAACTTTAAATTTTCATTTAGTTTTGTTTTTGGATTTTCTTTGTTATAAACTATACGGAATATCTTAAACAAATCCCTTTCAAAGTCAATCATTATATCTTTGTGTGATTGCCTTTTCGTTTCCATTTCTTGATTATCAAATGCTTTCGCTACTCCTGATTGTGATACTGCCTCATTACTAAATGATTGTGCTGATAATGATTTGCTATTCCCTATTGTTTTGTAATAATAATCAAAGTTAGCCCTCAATTCCCCAAGCGGTGCATTTGTGCTTTCAAATGTTAATGAAGGGGGAACGTTATCTTTTCCTGCATTATCAACTGCAATTATCATATTAGGCGATATGCTTATCTCTCCCGATTTACCGAGATTAATAGCAGTCCCCACTCCCATTCCTTGAAACATTTCAACAAACAAATTATTACTTCCTCTAATATCAAGCCAAACATTTTGTTCAACTAAATCAAGTTGAGGTTCTCCGTAATAATCACAACTGTCTTTGAATTTCAGTTTTGCAAATGGTATTGTTTTATAAGGATTAATATAATTTTCATTGCCCGGGACTGCTTGAATTTTACCTTTATCGTCCAAGTAATAATGTTGTTCATTTGTCCAGACCGCCCTGTAATCTTTGTCATTAACAACCTTCATTATGTATAACACTTCCGCTTCTTCATAGTTGTTTGGTTTTGGTTTTACGGTGAAGAAACAAGGTTGAATAATATCAACTTCCATTACTTCCCTCTTTACAGGGTTGGCGAGAACACAATTATAAAAATATCCCTGTTTGTAAAGTTCTTTTATTTTCTTGTTAATCTTTGCATCTTCGTAAAGTTCCAATAACAAATGTGTTTGTTCTTCATCAATATCACCGTTATCATTGGTTAAATACCTGTCTGCACCGCTATTGTATAACGTGCAAGTTAAATCCAGTGTTTTGTTTATAATATCATAATGAAGTTTAGGGAATATTCTTGTCGTTTGTTCACTGAATAATCCCAAACCTTTACCGTCAACTTTCTGATATGCTCCAAGTCTTTTATCATATACAAAATTGCTCCTGACTTCGCTGTCTCTCATATACCTTATGATATGCTGTTTAATGTTCGGAGTGCTTAAGGTATAAAAATCATACAACAAAACTGCAATATCAATCCGCATCTTTTCCCTGTCGGATTCAATGCGTTTATAACTTAATTCAAGGTCGTTTATTATTTTATTTTCGTAAAACATAATTCTAATATGTGCTCCATTGAGTTACTGTTTGTTTCTTTTTGCAATATAAAGCCAACATAAAAGCCCAAGCCCTGTCGCTGTGTCCTTTGTCCGTTCTTTCCGAATTGAAAGAAACTGTATTACTTGTTGATACTGATTTCTTAATCGAATGAAAATCATTAATCAAATCCCTGTCCTCAATTATTTTAAACTTCTTCTGTTCCATTAATTTTTTGGTGAAGGATATTAATTCATTTTTCAAGTTATTAGTAAATTGTATTCCTGCCATTGTGTAAAATTCCTTTGACAACTCCTCCGATAACTGCAACCCGATTAATCCTTTATCAATTAATCCTTTGCTACAATCGAATGAACTGTAAAGTCTCCGGATTGTTTCTTTCTGAATATCAAAAGGTTTATTGTGCAGGACCTCCAGGTCCTTATAATAAAATATTCCGTTGTTTTCTGTAATAGTTGCTATTGCTGTTCGGTCCTGTGTCCTGCCAACATCAATACCCATTGTTGAATTGCCTTTAATATCAAGAGGTTCATACTCTTCAATACAGGATTTTAATAGTTCATAAGTGAAAACGGAGGTGCTTTCATCTAAAAACTCACACTCATACTCCTGCTTGAAACTATCAGTATCAAAATTCCTTTTTAACAGTTCAATATCTGCCTTTAACCCTTTGCTTATCGCATCGTGGATTGTTATTATATAACGTGCATAGTCTTTGTAAGTTTGTTCATCAGAAAAGATTTTATAGAATAAATTACTTCTGCCTAAAGGTGTGGAACAAATGCTAATGTTATATCCGAGTGTTATTGTCGGGAATATGCTTTCAAATATTTTCTTGTCGTCTTTGTATAAAGCAAATTCATCGAGTAGAACATCACCGCTAAACCCCCTTATTGTGTCGGGGTTTGCAGGTAAACAAACGATTTGTTTGTCATTATGCCGGAACCGTTTAATTGTTTGTGTATCTTCAACTAACTTTAAATTCCGTAATGATTTGATTTTCTGAAATGCAGTAAAGAATTTCTCAATAAAATACATTACTCTTTTTGATTGTCGGAGTGAAGCGGAAACGATTAACTGGTCTCTATCTTTCAAAATACAACTTTTCAACATTTTATAAGCATTGGTAAATGTATATCCTATCTGCCTTGATTTACAGGCAATATCAAACTTGTTATTCCTGTTCGCTATTTCAACCTGATATGGATATAATACACTCAATTCTTTTGATGTTCGAATATTTGTAAAATGTCTTTTTCGGATTGTTCTTTGTTGACAAATGTATATTCAATATCCTGTTTATCGGATTGTCCAAGATAATTCTTACCAAGAAATATAGCCATTGAAGGATTAGTTAATGCTAACTTAAACTGCATCCTTCTTAATGAACTTTTCGCATTTTCCCTTCCTTTTCTAAATACCTGTAAAAACTTTTCATTATGTTGCAAAGAACTTAAACTTACATTAACAATAACAGATATTTCCTCTTGAGTGCAGAAGATATTAGCAAGTTTTTCTACTAAATCATAATCAATAACCTTTACAGGCCTACCTGTTTTTTTAGTATAAACGTGCTTTTTACGTGGTTTCTTTACTAGGACCACCTCTTTTTTTTCTTCTTTTGGAGGTCCTTTAATATCTTCAACAATAATTTCAGTATTTAAATCTTTATTCAATTATTTATTTTTAGTTGATTTAATTGGTTTGTTTGTTTTAAAAGTTCCCTTTGTGGCGTGATATAGTTTCACCTGTTGAGGAGTGAATATATTACCTGAAGGGGATTTATATTTTCCTTTATTCTGTCCTGACTGAATTTTTTTGAATGGCATATTTTAATAAATTTACTTTATTTTCAACGCCTACTGTATAATTGGCGTGAAAGATTAAACTGTCGATTAATTCAAAATCTTCACCTCTCCAGATACCATTAGGATAATTATTAACGATTTCATAAGGGAAAAGGAAATAATCAATTTCGTTTCTAATGCAGTTAATAACATTCTGGTCGTTTGCAGAATCGGTAATTAAATCAAGAACTTTGTTGAAAAAACAAAGATTTTTAAAATCGGATTTAATCACCATAAATCCGGCACATAGTTTATTGTTTTCCTCTCTGTCCTGTGAAAAAAATATGTCTTTATCGGGGTTTTGTTCTACTATGCTTTTTATTTCTTTAAGAAAAGGTTTATTGAAAATAATATCACAATCGGAAAATAATATGTATTTGAGGTAATTATCTGATAAACCTTGAATGATTAATTTTACTTTTTCCTTTGTTATTTCTGCAAATCCTTTTGAAAAGAATGAACCATCGGGACAAGGGGACTGGTCGCATTTTCTTACGATTAAATTAAAATCCTGCTCTACACTGTTTAAGGAAGGGAGAAAATATTCCTGAAATAACTTAAAATGTGTATCCGATATGAGTGTATAAATATTCAATTCGCTTGATAATTATTTGTTTTTTTTTGAGAAATAAGAAAATCATTATTGTAATCAATGTTATCGGAAAGTAATTTATAATAAATTACTTTTGTTTTGTAATATTCAGTTTTTGATTTAAATAATTTTTGTAATTCGCTGAAAAGCCCAACCAGTGCGAGAAGTAGAACGGTTAATATAACATACAAGAAAATTTCCAATTAAGAATAAATATATATTTTCTTAAAATTAAAAAACATTTTCATAAAAGAACAATCGGGAAAACCGATAATTCATTACAAAAATAGTTTTAATTTATTGATTTGTCAATAGAGGGGGGAAATATTTAGAATAATTTTTTTGTTTTTTTAAAAATTCCTTTCTGTTTTAATTTAATAAAAAACCTCGCCTTGCCTTAACTTGCCTGACCATACCCGACCAAATCCCACCGTGCCTCACCTCACCCGACCTTGCCATACCGAACCAAACCTTATCATTCCTTATTTCTATTACTAAACTTTTAATTTAAAAAACCTCACCTCACCAAACCTTACCCTACCGTATCGGAACAAACCATACCTTACATTACCTTACACCACCTTGCCAAACCTGACCTTACCGAACCAAACCATACCACACCTTACCCGACCTTATTTTTACTACTAAACTTTTATAAATAAAACCTTGCCATACCTCAACATACCTCACCAAACCTCACCAAACCCCACCTTACCAAACCAAACCCTGCCACACCTCACCTAACCCTACCAATCCTCATTTTTATCACTAAACTTTTATAAATAAAACCTTGCCTTAACTAACCGAACCATACCGAACCTAACCTAACCGTATCATACCTGTCCTCACCCTACCATACCGAACCCAACCAAACCCAACTTTACCGTGCCCAACCTTACCCAACCTAATCTTACCCTTCCTCAAACATAAAACTAAACTCTTTTTAAAAAAACCATACCTTGCCAGACTTCACCATACCATACCATAACGAACCAAACCAAACCTTACTTTACCTTACACCACCTTGCCGAACCCTACCATACCCAACCTGACCTACCTGACCGAACCATACCCCACCAATCCTTATCTCAAATTAAACTTTGTTATAATAAATCTTCCGTAACGAGGTCGATAATCGCCAATCCCGATAAACTTTCCTGCATAAACCAATATTTCATTTAAGGTTTTTTCGGAAATGTCATCATTAATACATTCAATATTAAAGTCAAGTTCCCATTCCTTGAATATCGGTCTGCATCGCATAATCTTCATTTTCATTATATTAACAGGTCTTTTGTCAATTTCATAACCCTGTATTTTGTGAGGGATAAAATCGGGATTGATGAAAATACCTGACTTGATAAAATCTAAAAATGACTTCTTGCCGGAATATTTGAAATTCACTCCTGCCTTCTGCATTGCCCTTTCAATGTGTTCAGCAGGTTGGTAAATAATATTCTGATTAATATATAATCTTTGCTTTGCTTCATCTTCATCGTTATACTCCTTCTTTTTTGTTTTATCTTCTGATACATCATTGAACCTGTTTTGTATTAAAGGCGAAACACCTTTAATTGCTACCTCAAATAATTTCATTTTTTTTGTTCCTTTCTTTTTTAATTTATTTAATGAAATTTTACTTATTGTTTTTTGGTTTTTTAACAAAAAATTCATCTTTGTAAATATATTTTTTTTCAACATTAAGATATTTCAAAATTAAACTAATATCGTTTTTAATTTCTTCAATCTCTTTCATTATACCTTTTTTTCTGTAATAGTGCAAAGGTAAGAAAGATGATGAAGGATTGTATCCTTTAACGCTATCATTTCCGTTTAAATCTTCTTTTATGTCTATCACTTGAGTTTTTATATCTGCCATTTGCTTTTGTATAACCCTTATATCTTCTTTTATTTTACTGTTCATTTTTTTTTTCTTTTAAGTTTTCAAGATAATTTTTTTAATAATCTTTCATAAAATTGATACAATCCCCTTTTTGCTTTAAAGCCCTGCCGATTGACTAAAAACCTCTTTTCCTGCCAAAGTTGATTGAGTTCTGCCGCAGTCTTGCAGTTCGTTAATTGCTTTTTAAAGTCTTTGGGGTTAAGAGTCATTTCCTATAATTCTTTTGTAGGGTTTCGATTTCAAAACAAAATTTATTTTCAAGTCTGCCGGATATTCTGCTGTCAATATTTTGTATGCCTTTCAGAAGATAATTACTTGTTATCACCGTTGGTTTGTGTTTCCATTCAACCCTTTCATCAATTATGTAAAATATTATTCGCCTTGCAAAATCATTTTCTTTCGTGCTAAATAAATCGTCAATTACAAGAAAATCAAGGTTGGAATATTCATCAAGTATTTCCTTTTCGGTTTTTTCTTTTTTATCGTAAGTTTCCATTATATCGTAATATAATTTCTTTTCCGATAAAAACTTTACCCGCGGGGGAGTGATATTCTGTAAATAAATTCCGTTGTTTTTAATTTCTTTCTCAATCTCATCATAATTATTATTGAAGTAATCATATAAGAATTTTTTAAATAACAGTATTGCTAAAAAAGTTTTCCCGCATCCTGTGGAATTTGATAAGATTGAAGTTATTATAGGATTGATAAAATCCCAATCCTTAACCTTTTCATAAATGTTGTATGCAGTTGATTTTATTTCCAACTGCTCCGCTGTTTTCTCTTTGAAGTAATTAGGTAATTTTAAAAAATAATTAACCGTTTCGTTAAGGATTTT